TCTGGTCTCCCTTTCAAAATGGGAGGCGAAGTGGCACAAGCCGTACCTGTCCACCAAGTCGAAGACGGTGGAGGAGCAGATCGACTACGTCCGCTGCATGACCCTGACCCAGAATGTTGACCCCAATGTCTATACCGCCATTACACCCCAGCTGCTGGCGGTGGTCAAGGACTACATCGAGGACTCCATGACGGCCACCACCTTCTCGAAGGAACAGAGAGGCCGCCGGGGGAGGGAAATCGTGACGGCGGAGATCATCTACTACTGGATGATCTCCCACCAAATCCCCTTCGAGTGCCAGAAGTGGCATTTGAACCGGCTGATGACGCTCATCAACGTATGCAGCGCCAAGACTGGCCCGCAGAAGAAGATGAGCCAGAAGGATATTTTCGCACAAAACCGCGCCCTGAACGCGGCGCGAAGGAAGAGAGGAAACACAAGGGGGTGACGCCATGTATGAAGAACGGATCTGGAGATTCCTGAAGGGGAAGCTGCTTTCCGACTGCGGAGCCGCCGGACTGATGGGAAACCTCTACGCCGAAAGCGGGCTGAACCCCGTCAATCTCCAGAACACCCATGAGAGGAAGCTGGGGCTCTCGGACAAGGAATACACCCAGCAGGTGGATTTCGGACTTTACGCCGACTTTGTCCATGACGGAGCGGGTTACGGCCTTGCCCAGTGGACCTTCTGGAGCCGGAAGCAGAACCTGCTGGCCTTTGCCAAAAGCAGGGAGAAGAGCATCGGCGATCTGGAGACGCAGCTGGAGTTCCTGTGGAAGGAGCTGACGGAAAGCTACGCCTCCCTGGCGCAGATGCTGATGTCTGCCAGTTCTGTCCGGGCTGCCTCCGACGCGGTCCTGCTCCAGTTTGAACGCCCGGCCGACCAGAGTGAGACGGCCAAAGCCCGCCGGGCTGCCTACGGGCAGAAGTATTACGACCAATTTGCAGGAAAGGAGGCGGCCGCCATGAGCAACAGTCCATTGGTCTCCTACACAAAGCTGTCCCCTAACCATTCCGGTAGGCGCAAGCACGCCATCGATACCATCTCCATCCACTGTATGGCCGGTGATTTGACGGTGGAGAGCTGCGGAAACCTGTTCGCCAGCCCAAGCCGGAAGGCCAGCAGCAATTACGGGATCGGGAGCGACGGCCGGATCGGACTCTATGTGGAGGAATGCAATCGCTCCTGGTGCACCTCCTCCAGCTCCAACGACAACCGGGCCATTACCATCGAGGTGGCGAACAACGGGGGAGCCAACCAGGGATGGCCGGTATCTGACGCGGCTTATCGGTCCCTGATCGCCCTCCTGGTGGACATCTGCCAGAGAAACGGGGTTAAACGGCTGCTCTGGAAGGGGGACAAGTCGCTGATCGGGCAGGTGGATAAGCAGAACATGACCGTCCACCGCTGGTTTGCGGCAAAGGCGTGCCCAGGGGACTGGCTTTACAGCCGCCACGGGCAGATCGCCGATGAGGTAAATGCAAAACTGTCTGAGGAGGACGAGGATATGGACCAGACAAAATTCAATGAGATGTTCTCCGCCGCCATGACGGATTATCTCAAAGGTCTTCAGAACAACAACTGCGGCGACTGGTCCCAGGAAGCGCGGGGCTGGTGTATAAGCGTCGGGCTGTTTGCCGGAAACGGAACCGCAGTGGACGGAAAGCCGAACATGATGTGGCCGTCCGGGCTGACCCGTGAACAGGCCGCCCAGCTCTTCTACCGGCTTGCGAAGATGGTGGGGCTTGCGTGATGAGAAATCGTACAAGCCGAACCAGAGGCAAAGCTGGAAGAAAGCCGGACCTGTCGCAGTTTTCAAAATGGATGATCGCCGACATTCGTCCCCTGCTGTGGGTCGTGACTGTCGGCGGTTTTTTACTGGCCTTTTACTGTGTCTACAAGGGATACACCGGCGCGCTTCCGTGGATCGGCGCTATGGTGGGGCTCCCCTGGGGCGCCCATGGCATGGTGTGCAGCTTTTATCTGAACCTGTGCAAATCCGACCACCGGGAGGGCGGCATCACCTTTGAAACGGCAAAGGCCGCCAATTTCAACACCAATGTTTCACAGACGCCGGTAGGCTCCGTGGAGAGCCCGGCAATTTAAGGAGGAGTATCGATGACTGCGGAAATCATTTCCTCGCTGCTGATGCTTGTTGGCGGAATCACCATCCTGACCAACATCATCGTGCAGGTGGTCAAGAGCATCACCTGGGACAAAATTCCCACAAACTTGGTTGCGCTGTTCGTATCAGAGGCGCTGACGCTGGCCCTGGGAGGGGCCTATGCCTCGGTAAAGGGCATCGACATCGCCTGGTACATGGTGGCGGCCGCCATCGTGGTGGGGCTGATGTCCGCCTATGCGGCCATGTTCGGCTTCGATAAATTCAAGGAAGCCATCGAGGGCTGGAAACAGAAAAGCTGATCTTGAAGGAGGTGGCCGAACGTGATCCATTTCAGACATACGGGGGATTTCTCGAAGCTGACCCGGTTTATGGAACGGGCAAAGGAGGCCGTCCGTCTCGGCGATCTGAACAAGTATGGCCGGGCGGGGGTGGCGGCCCTCTCGTCCGCAACCCCGGTTGACTCCGGAGAAACGGCCGCCTCCTGGTATTACGAGATTACCAACAAGAACAACACCATCACCATCTCGTTTCACAATTCCAACATTCAAAATGGAGTCCCCATCGCCATCCTTCTCCAATACGGGCATGGCACGGGGACCGGAGGCTGGGTACAGGGAAGAGATTACATCAACCCTGCGATCCAGCCTATTTTTGACCAGATAGCAGAATACGCCTGGAAGGAGGTGACTCGGTCATGAGCAGGACGATCGACGAGAGAATCGTTGAAATGCGGTTTGATAACCGGCAGTTCGAGCAGAACGTGCAGACCAGCCTGTCTACGCTGGACAAACTCAAGCGGGGACTGGACCTGGACAACGCCGCCAAGAGCCTTGACGGGCTTGGGGACGCGGCGAAGCGGTGCGACATGTCCGTCCTCGGCAAGTCTGTGGAGACGGTCCAGGCCAAATTTTCGGCGTTCCAGGTCGTCGCCATGACGACTCTTTCCAACATCACCAATTCGGCGGTGAACACGGGAAAGCGGCTCGTGTCCGCCCTGACAATCGACCCCATTAAAACGGGTTTTCAGGAGTATGAGACCCAGATCGGGGCGGTGCAGACCATCCTGGCCAACACCCAGCACGAGGGGACCAACCTCCAGCAGGTGAACCGGGCCCTGGATGAGCTGAATACCTACGCGGATAAGACCATCTACAACTTTACCGAGATGACCCGGAACATCGGCACGTTCACCGCGGCCGGCGTCAACCTGCGGACCTCGGTGGACTCCATCAAGGGTATCGCTAACCTGGCGGCCATTTCGGGCTCCACCTCCCAGCAGGCATCCACAGCCATGTACCAGCTCTCCCAGGCCCTGGCCGCAGGCAAGGTCTCCCTGATGGACTGGAACTCTGTGGTCAACGCCGGTATGGGCGGCAAGGTGTTCCAGGACGCCCTGGTGCGCACCTCCGAGCTGCTGGGCACCGGCGCGCAGAACGCCATCAATATGTACGGCTCCTTCCGGGAATCCCTCACCAGAGGCGAGTGGCTCACCACAGAGGTGCTTACCGAGACCCTGAAGCAGTTTGCCGGCGCGTACAGCGAGGCCGACCTGATCCAGCAGGGATTCTCGGAGGCCCAGGCCCGGGACATCGCCCAAATGGCGAAGACGGCGGAGGACGCCGCCACCAAGGTCAAGACCTTTACCCAGCTCTGGGACACCCTGAAGGAGAGCGCTCAGTCCGGCTGGACCACCACATGGGAAATCCTGGTTGGCGACTTTGAGGAAGCCAAGGAAGTGCTGACCGAGGTGTCCGACGCCATTGGCGGCGTGATCAGCGAGACCTCCCAGGCGAGAAACGAATTACTCAGCGGCGGTCTCAGCTCCGGCTGGAAGCAGCTGCTGGACCAGGGCATCGCCGATGAGGGCGGGTTCATTGAGTCCATCCAGGAGGTGGCCCGAGAGAGCGGCGACGCCTTTGACAAGCTGGTGGCCGACTCGGAGAGCTTCAGTGACGCGCTGAAGCAGGGGCTGACGGACGGGGTCGTATCCTCCGAGACCCTGACGCAGGCGGTCCATAACCTGCGGGAGAAGATGACCGGCATGTCCCAGGAGGAGCGCAAGGCGGCCGGATACACCGCGGAGATGATCGAGCAGATTGAAGCCCTGGACAAGGGACTTCAAAATGGTTCGGTCTCCATGGAGGAGTTTACGGAAAAGATCCTGCGCCCCTCCGGACGGGAAAACCTGATCCAGGCGGTCTGGAATGCGGCTAAGGGCCTGGTCAGCGTCATTACCCCCATCAAGGACGCATTCCGCGAAATCTTTCCGCCCGCAACCGCCGACCAGCTGTACTCTCTTACGGAGACTCTCCGCAGCTTTTCTGAGTGGCTGACCCTCTCCGAGGAGACGGCGGACAAGCTGGGGCGCACCTTCAAGGGGCTTTTCTCGGTGCTGGACCTGGTGCGGCAGGGCGCTCTGGCGATTTTCAACGCTTTGGCGCCTCTGGGCAGCGGAGCCGGTTCCCTGGCTGACGGCATTCTCACCATAACCGCAGGGATCGGAGATTTCCTGGTCGGCATCAACGAGGCGGCCAAGCAGGGAGAGTTCTTTGGAACGGTGGCCCAGACGGTCGCCTCGGCGCTGGAGTTTGTTGTGTCCGGGATCGAGCGACTGACCGGATTTCTCGCCGACGCCTTTGCTGCCCCAGGCCTGGAATCCTTCCAGGCGCTTTTGGGACGCATCCAGACCCGCATTGGGCAGGTCATCGACGTGGTGAGCGGCCTGGGCGGCGGGGTCAGCGACGCGGCGGATACTATGGATTCCGCCCTGGAAAACAGCAAATTCCTGCAAATGCTCCAGACCATTTTCAACGGCGCAAAGACCCTGGTCTCTGGCATCATCGGCGTATTCGGCGGCCTTGCCGGCGCACTGGTGGAGAGCCTGAGCAACGCGAATTTCAGCGGCGTCATCGACCTGCTGAACGGCGTCTCCCTGGGTGCTATCGCCCTGGGCATTAAGAAGTTCCTGGACTCCTTCCGGGGGGTCACAGACAGCGTCGGCAGCATCAAGGAGGGCGTGATCGGGATTCTGGACGGCGTAAAGGGCTGTTTCCAGGCCTGGCAGAATGACGTCAACGCCAAGGCCCTGCTGAAGATCGCGGCCGCTGTCGCGGTGCTGTCCGCATCCATTCTCACCATTTCCCTGATCGACAGTGAAAAGCTGACGGCGTCCCTGGGGGCCATCACGGTGCTCTTTACCGAGCTGATGGCGGCCATGGCGGTGTTCGGAAAGCTGGACCTGAATGTCCGCGGAACAATGAAGCGCTCCACGGCAATGATCGCCCTCTCCTCCTCGGTCCTGATTCTGGCCTCCGCGCTGAAAAGCATTGCCACGCTGGAACCGGAACAGATGGCGGCGG